CTTACATCAGACCCAGCTGAACTAATTGTTGCTTGTATATTTTTATAAACATTTGCCATTACGATAAAAAGAAATTAAATCTTTGTTGCTCCTCTTTTTCTGTTTCTAAAAATGTTGAATTAAGTTGTTCTACAACAGTAGTCAAAGCTCTATTAATTTGTTTTTGGTTAGAGATGTCATACTCTTGTTTTGGTTCGGGTAATCGTACTACTATCTTTGCCATTATCTTCTACCATCCTGTTGTAAGTCTAGTGTAATTGTACCAAATCTCCATGATTGACTAGCACCATCATTTTCTATTTTAATATTTGCGTATCGCCCTCTAGTTCTTGTATCTATTTTATTTGTAGATGACGAAACTGTAAACGGACTTAATGTAGTTGCACTATCTGATTGTTGTGGAAATCTTTTTACAGACATTGTAATTTTAGAATCACCTTGTAAATTTTTAAAGTCTGGTAATATTCTTCTCATAAATAAAAAGAACTGACCTGCTGTGCCTTGTATATCTAAATCAAAATCAAATGATTTTATATTTGATGCAACAATCGTGGTTGTTCCATCAGGGTTTATTTGATCAGTTCCTATTTCATGTTCAAATAAAGTAGTTTGTCCTAATCCTGATACACCAACTATTGTAGGAAAAGTACCTTCTGCAGTAGAATCAAATTTAGTTCCAAAAGGTTTTGGATAAATTGTTCCATCTATCCAACTTGTTCTAGCCTCCGTTCCAATATACCAGATAGGAAGTTGTGGGCCACTTTCACCATAATTATAAACCACATACTGATTATTATAACTTGATGAAGTGGTAGGGTAATACCAAGTTACTTCACCAAAGAGATTGTTTAGTCCAGCATTTACTTGTTGACCTTTTGTAATATCTAATTGATCAAACACATAATCTTCAACAGAACACGTTAACGTTTTAACTGTACCATCATATAAAAAGAAACCATTAGGACTCATCCAATATGCAACACCATCTACTTCAACCGCAGCATTTTTACCTATGAGTCCACAGTTTGTACCCACTTGTTCAAAACCAAATGTAAAAGGAGCACCAACAAATTTCATAGTATACAAAGCATTGTCGGTCCAAATCAAAATAGTTTCTTTAGCTTTTAAAGATCCAATAATTCTACTACCATCTTGCAGCCTTTGTGTTCCTGCAGCGTTAGTTACAGAAGGTGTATAAGTATTTATATCTTCTTGGTCAGAAAATCTTATGAACATATCATCTTGCGTTGTAGGATCACCTATCGTTGTTTCTGTTCCAAGATGAATTAAGTGTCTTGTTGTTGGTGATATCAAACTAGCTCTTGTTGCAGTAGGGTTGTTACCTGTTGCAAAACCAGAAGTAGTTGTTGCAGCTCTTGTTGTTAAAGGTAGTGTGCCTCCTGCATCCCAAGTAAATGTTTTACCATTAGCAATTGTTGCTACTAATACTTGTCCAAAATTATCTAGTGACCAAAGCCCTGGTTCTAGTTGCACCGTCGATGCAACTGTTGCTTCACCCCAATCAGAAAAATTTGTGGCATCTGTTACAGCTGTCCCATCTGAGTGAGCAGCTTTGCTTGTTCCATTTACCTCTCTTACAATAGATTGTAAGTTAGCACCTGCAATAGATGCATAAGATATTAATTCTTCCTCTACTAAAATTCTACCTGCAGAGCTAAAGTTTGTTGTTGAAGCTAATGTAATATTTGTTCCAGATCCACCTGTACCATTTGTATCATTTAATAGTGCACCGTTTAAAGTTGATGTTGCAGCACCAGCGATAGATCCTTGCCACTCAGATATACCCCAACCATAACCGTAAGATTGTGCGGCTGGACCAATTCTAACATAAGGTGCAATATCTATGCTGCCACCAGGGCCAGCGTTTGCCGGTGTACCCGATGTTGTGACTGTTACTTGAAACTGTGTAGCATTTAAAACATTTGTAACTTGAAATTTTTTATCATCAAAATCAGATGTAGAATAACCACTGCTGCCTGGTAACGTGGTGTCATCTAAAAATACAATATCACCAGGTTCTAAACCATGTGCAGTGCTACTTGTAATTGTTACTAAACTAGAGCCTGAAAATGTTTGTATAGTTGCATTTGTTATTTGAGTGTCTAGTGGTGTAATATCATAAAGCTGACCTTCAAAATATAATAATAAAAGTTTATCTGTTCCGATGGCCACGTATCGGTTTCCATCTAAATCTACAAACGGAAACATTTTTCTGGCCACACCAACAATAGTATCCGTGACTAAGGAAGACCAACCACCTACTTTTTCTGGTAACTGATATCTAAATCTTACATTATCACAATCAACCCAACGTCCCTCTGCTCCAACGGTTGTATTCTGTTTATCTATTCCAGGTAAAAATTTAACTCGTGTAAGAGGCATAATTCATCCTCCTATGCTGTGTTTGTCTTATACGCCCAGCCACGAGTTGAATCAACATACACTAAAGTTATGGCTTGACCATTTGTTGACAAAATTAAATTAGCGCCAGATCCATTTATGTTGTGACCGTTTCTAGCAATCGTTAAATTATTAGATTGAAAAGTTCCTCGAGCATCTACTATTGTTAATTCATCTCCGGTTGCAGCTGATGTAGGTAATGTAATTGAAATACCTGCAGTTGTAGTGTTTGTTAAAAGTTGATCACCAGCAACAGCTGTATAAGAAGTTACAGAAGCTGAGTTTATAGTTCCATAACCTTTAGATAATAATCCTAATTTCATATTCGTGCCATCTGATACAACTGCAACAGACGCACCTATTGGTATAGGGACACTAGTTCCACTAGCTGTAGCAACAGATAAAGAATAGAGTGAAGACGAAGCTCCTCTAGTTGTAGAGTCTTTTACTATAATAGATCTCTCTGCACCGCTAGGCATTGTTAAAGTTCTATTAGCAGTTAAGGTCCCTGTTAATTCATAAAAAGCATTTTTACCGTCCGAAGTAGCACCATTAGTTAAGGTAAGTGTAACGTCCCCAGAGGCCATGGATTGACTTAAATATCCTGTAGCTGATTGTTCTAATATTTGTAAATTTGTATTTGTTATTGTGCCCCATAGACCAGCTTTTTCACCGGTTGCTATAAGTTCTAATTTTGTATCTGTAGAAAAACTTGATGCCATATTAATAAGGTTCTATTGGTGTCCAGACCATTGTTGCGCCTGGCACTATTCCACTCCATGTTATAGCTGTAGCGTCCTTTGTATCTAGTGTTAAACCACTACCAGTAACGTCTACATTTGCTGCTGCAGTCACTGTAACAGTACCCGTGGCCATAGTCAATGCGTTTCCAGAGACCGACATATTGGCATCTGCTGAAACTGTGACTGTTCCGGTAGCCAAGGTTAGTGGGCTACCTGTAGGGCTTAAATTAGCTTGTCCAGTTATAGATAAAGTACCAAAACCAAGTGTTAATGGGTTTGCTGTAGCATCCTCTGTAACAGCAGAGGCTACAATGCCGACACTACCTATCGTCATTGTTAACGATGTCTTAGTAACCGTAATAGTTACATTTCTATCCTCACCTGCTGTTGCAAACGGAAACTCTGAAAATGCACTTAATCCTAACATAATTTATCCTTAAACAGGAGAGAGTGTGGTGTTATGGTGGTGACACTCTCTCCAGTCTAAGGATATATCACTTTTTAAACCATGAGGGTAGCCCTAAATGTGGTCTTCCATCAAAGATATTTGAAGTCTTATATTCAGAGTTTTCATCGTTATAGTGTAGAAATACTTGAGCACAATTTTCACCTTGAAACTCTTCTCTCCAATGCTCTAATTCAATACCTCTATAAACCAACATATCACCAGGTTTTAGATTTACTCTAACACCTTTATTATTACTTCTTGTAGTTATACCCTTTTTACCACCTAGGTGCTCTGGCTTACCTACATTTTTTCTAGGTTCTAAATATATAGGCCAAGGATCTCCACCTAAATTTATCGTGGTAGATATCTCACAACTTGGTCTATCTTTATGTCTATCTAATATATCACCTGTTTTATATATTCTAGCATAAGAATAAGTTGGATTTAATTTTAACCCTGTTTTCTTTTCCATAATTGGTTGTGTTCTAAGCAATAAAGTTTCCATGGCTATATCTGCATAATGAGAATATGTGTTTGGAACTTGTTGGTCTGCCCACGTTCCCCACTCTTCCGTAAATTCTGATATATATCTTTTATCAAACAAAGTTCTTGCAACTTGTCTTTTCATTAAAAAATAATTATAAACAAAATTAGCTATGTCTTTTGGGACTGCCTCTTTAATTACACAATATTTATTTTTTTTGAAGCTCATTTTTCATACTCCTCTCTTTTGATATAGATGTTTCTACTGCTTTTATATTGAAGTGCACAAACCTAAAAGGTTCTAATGCAGGATCAACTGTAAACTGATGTGGTAAATACCCAGGAAATATCATCATAGTTCCTGGTTTAGGATGATAATTTATAAGACCCTGACCCATGGTTATTTTACTTCCATCTTTTAAAGGCAGCCTTGTCATTTCTGTTCCTTGTCTAGGATCATGAAAAACAGGATAAGATGTTTTCTCACTGCATTTTAAAAAATAGAATCCAGACACATGTTGGTTCCAATGAACGTGGGTATCATGATGTCCTCCACCTTTTTCACTGAACTCTTGCACCCAAAATTCTGTAAAATGTAAACTGTGGTGTTGCATATTATAACCACACCAATCTAAAAATTCATAAGATCTTTGACCTATAAACTGAACTAAATCACTCACTTCAGGATCATTAGAAAAACTTTCACTGTGATAAGATAGACCAAAAGATCCAATCTTCTTTTTCCATTTAGGATCATTTTTTGTTTTATCTTTCAATATTTTTTTTGCTTTCTTTATATGTTTATCCGTCGCTTTTATTGTTTTATCTAAAAACATGGGTGCCTGTGCGATCCATATTGGTGATGAGAAATGAAATGCAGATTTAAAATCTACATGTCCTGTCGTTTTATTACTACTTCCGCCTTGTTTCATATTATTTAAATGGATAGCCTAAGTTCCATATGACTAAGCTATGCCTTGTTCCTTTTGTTACTGGTTTGACTCGATGCCATACAAAAGATGGAAATACAACCAACGAGCCTTTTGGTAATATTTCTCCACAAATGTGAGTGTTTGGTTTTTTGTCGGGATCTAAATTTCTTAAGTCAAATTCCAACTCACCACCTTCATATTCTTTTGGATCTGTTAAACTCACGGTAACAGATAATTTTCTAATTTTACCTTTTGTTGGTCCTTCGTGAGGATAAGGTTTATCCCAACTATCACAGTGCCAATCATAGTATTGGCCCTTTCTATATATTGTAAACTGACAATTTTCTGCCCAATCCCATTCATAGTTCCAACCTGCGTTTTTATTTGCCATGTGAACATAAGGATGTATTTCTTTATATATCCATTGGTCGCTCATCCAAATTATATTAGAGTCTCTTTTTTTCTGTAAATCTTTTATTTCTTCTTTTGTCAGAGGCTGTTTATTTAAGTCTCTATCCCTACCGTAACCACCTGTAATAGCCATGTGTTCTTTTTGTTTTTCTGATTTTCCATACTTTACTATTAAGTCACATATTCTCTCAGGAATAGCAGATTGAAAATACCAATAATAATTAGTTAAATTCATATGTAGTTAAAGTTGATTACAACCCTCCTTTTTTCATCTGTGCACGTAGATCCTGTGTGTGATAAATTAGAATTAAACTCTACGTATTTATTTTTCTCGCTTTTTATTTTTTTACCATTTTTAAATTTTGTATATCCATCACAAGTATTTAAATAAAATATTCCTGTTGTAATGTTAGGATAATCAGTGTGAAAACCATGTTCTATTATTTTTTCAGTTTTTGTTAAAAGATTAGCTTTTATTCTTTTTATTTTTTTATATTTTATTTTATCTAGTATAGGTTTTAATATATCCATCGTTACAGAAGTACAGTTTTTTTTACCATCTAATATAAAACTAAAAGTAAATTGGTGAAATCCATCGTTTCCGTCAACTATCATATCATTAAAATACCAAGGGAACCTATCACCCATTATGGCTTTTTCAACACTATCAAACTCATCTTTAGTTAAAAAATTTTTAGAGATAATCATAAGTTGATGTTAGTATTATATTAAGTTTACTTGATTTATTAGCTGTGAAAAAATATCTTTGTGTGGACGGAAAAATATAATATTTATTATTTTTTAAGGGTATGTACCAAGTTCTTCCAGCTCTTCTATTATCATTATATTCTATAACAAGATCACAATCACCATTAACGTCTACACCATAAACACAAGTGTAGTCTGGAGCATTTCTTAAGTCTATAGGATCTACATTATTTCTAATATAAGATCTTTCGTTTGGAGTTAGAACATTTCCAAAGTCTATTTTAGGAATTAAAGAATAACGATATTCTAACTGAAAATGATCTCTTAGATAATCTTTTAGCCATTGTAATTCTTGGCAATATTTAACTTTATAATCGTTATAAGAATAATCTAATTTGTTATCACTAACTCTATCTTTATTAACGTAAGAATCTAAGATAATATTTTTTATTTTTTTACGATTGATTTCGTAACCTTTTGGAGTTTTCACATCTCCATGAATTAAATTAATCTCTGACAGCACCACCTTCTGCATAAAATTATTCTGCTGGCGTTATCTCCGTTAGATCCCAGGATTGACCTGATTCATTCCACTTATAATAATGTGTGTTAATTTGTTCCTCAGTTAACTCAGGCGCATCACCTATTGGTGATTGCCATTTAGCAGTTGTAAGATTTTTTACCCAACTAGCATAAGGTTTTGGAGGCCAAAAAATATCATTATCCTCGTCATAAGTATAACCTATGCCGGCATAATTACCTCTAAATGCTTTAGAGTCATCACCAGATGAGTGTTTACCTTCTTTAGTATTATAAGATGTTTGTTTCCAAAGAGGCCAGTTGTGAAGTCTTTCTAAAAACTGAATTCCTACTTGTTCATCTTCAATACCATCAGCATTATGTAAGTCTTTGTTATCCACTGCGTGAACTGCTATAACTTTACTGTTTATTCCTAGTTTTGCAAAATGTGCCATAATGTTTCTCCTTATATATTAATTTTAAATACCATTCAACTATTGAAATTTATACCTTATTATCACCACTCCTTTACCACCGTTACCACCACCAGGGCCATTACTACCGCCGCCACCACCAGTGTTATCCGTTCCATTTGCACCAGAGTCTCCGCCACCACCAGTTCCACCAGTTCCTGTTGTATTACCACCACCGGACTGTCCATGTCCAGCACCGCCGCCTGCTCTAGTTACTGGCGATCCAGTGATTGAATTTGCTGCTCCAGCTCCACCTGTTCCTGCTCTACTACTTGCCCCTGCTGGTCCGTTTTGTCCTACAGCACCGGCACCGCCACCGCCACCGCCACTAGTATTACCTGAACCTATAAGAGCACCAGTTCCTCCATTATTACCTTGAGTTGGAGTCGCTGGATCTGATGTGGGAGGTGTATTTCCATCACCGCCACAAGTAGTTTGATAACTACCTCCACCGCCTGATCCTCCGTCACCACTTCCTGGAGGAGACGCACGTCCCCCTCCGCCACCTGCTGAAGTTATAGTTGAAAAACTTGTATTAACACCAGTTCCGCCAGGGGCTCCACCACCTGGATCTCCAGAACCTCCACCACCTATTGTTATTGGATAACTTTGAACTGAAACAGGTAATCCTCCAGTTACCGGTGATGGGAAGTTTGATCTATGACCACCTGCACCGCCACCTCCAGCGCTACCAGCTCCACCACCTCCGCCGCCACCACCAGCCACTACTAAATATTCTACTGTATTTGAACCAGTGGGTTGCCCTGCATTTGAAACTACAAAATTTCCATCAGCATTAAAAGTGTGAACTTTAAAATTACCACAAGTAGCAACACATCCACCAGTCGCTGCAATGTGTTCATTTCCTACAACTGTGTCGTCTGTTTGAATGTTTAACCATCCCTTAGTTCCATCTACATAAACTAACGTTATTGAATCTCCTTTAGTATCTAAAGTTGCATCTAAACATAAACCTGCAATCTTTGATCCACCTCTACCCACTGTAACAGCCTTACAAGCAGCACAAAAAGTATTTGCATAATCTTTAATTGAAACAATGTCACCAGCGGATGGACTTGAAGGTAGTGTAACTGTAACAGCTCCCCCTGATGTATTAACAAAATATCCTTTACCACTTTCAGCAGTAAGAGGAGATGTTTTAGCCGTTGTACACCAGTCTACTGTGCCTGTTCTACCGAACCCTGATTGTGTAGCACCTGGTGCTAAAGTTACAGCTGTGCAAGCGCCACCTAATGTAAGTGTGCTTCCTGTTCTTTTTTGTATCTCGTTTACTTTAATTATACTCATTATTGAAATTTATACCTTATCATTACAATTCCGCTACCACCAGCTGCTCCTGAACCTGGACTATTAGCTCCACCGCCACCACCTGTATTAGTTGTGCCAGTAGCTCCTTTTGCTCCACCTCCGCCACCAGGGGGTGCAGGAACTGATCCACCTGGACCAGGACTTCCACCTCCGCCACCTGCAAAATATCTTGTTGATCCTTCTGGTCCTGGAGTACCATAACTTGGAGCTGTTGGACCAATAAATGGATCAGCAATATAAGCGCCAACTCCACCAACTCCTTGAGGGTTCCCATCTGAA